AATCCACATTATTGCTAAAGTAAACAAAGGTCTTAGTAATCACAGGTATAGATTTACTACATTTCTTACAAACATTCTTAGATGAAACAGGCTTTTCACGCTTGATGCCATACACGCGATAGAGATCAGAATCAAAGTCATAAGTCATCACATGTTCATACTGGTGATTGCAAAACCACTGTCTGATTTTAGCAATCATAATTTGTCGATCAACATTTCAACCAAAGACCTTTTATCGGTTTCGGTCAACTGTTGTTCCTTAAATCCACCTTTGCACTTTAAATAGAATATTTGTGCAGTTACGTTTCCTTTATCTACATTTTTTAATAAAGCTTTAGTGACAGCAGCAACACCTTTTGATTGACCTCTTTTTATAGCCTGTTCTAATTGCTCATGTTCGGCCTTTTTGTGCGATAAAGTATCAGGATGAATATCTAGGCATAAAGCTATCTGTTCTTGGGTTAATCCTCTTGCTGCAAGATTTTCTACTTTATCAAGTAACTCTTGGTCAATGACAAATTTATTGTGCTTACCCATTTGCCACCTCATCGAAGATTAGTTTATTACTTTCCAGTATAGCCTGTTTACCCGTAAACTTCTGCCATCGTCTTATGATGACATCAACGTAATTGGGTGCTAGCTCCATCATATAGCATTTTCGGTTTGTTTTCTCGCAAGCGATTAGGGTTGAACCTGAGCCACCGAATATATCAACAACAATATTTCCAGCTTTAGTGGAATTTAAACATGCGGTTTCTGCTAGTTCGACTGGCTTCATTGTCGGATGTAAATCACTGGATTGAATTTTATTACAATCCCATACAGTACTTTTGTCTCTTCCACCGTGCCATTGATGATTTTCACCAATATATCCATACCAACAAATCTCATGTTTCCAATGATAATCTGCACGACCAATAACAAAAGGAGATTTATTCCATATAATCTGAGATTGAATATGCCATCCACTATCTATTAAGGCATTAAGAACAGATAGGCTTTCTAGTAAAGGAGGAGACCACACATAAATAGAAGTTACATTAACTATAGCCAATAGATTAGAGAAACATTCTCTCAAGAAAATTCTTAACTCCTCACCCTGTTTATCATCATTAAGAATAGGTTCAAATCTTCTATTCTCGCCTTGTTTATCCCTACCTATAAACTTACCTTGTTCAAAGTTCACACCATAAGGCGGATCGGTAAACACCATATCAGCCTTTTCGCCATTCATTAGCTTTTCAACCTGATCAATCACCGTCGAATCACCACACATCAAACGGTGGTTTCCTAGCAACCAAACATCGCCAAGTTTAGTGATAGGCTCTGCAGCTATCTCTGGCACCTCGTCATCATCGCATAGTCCTTCATTCAACGTTTCTGGCATTAAATCTGCTATTTCATCAAGACCAAATCCCGTTAACTCAATATCAAAACCATCATCTTGCAAGATATTAATTTCGCTTAATAGCGTATCAATATCCCATCCTGCATTGAGCGCCAGCTTATTGTCTGCGATGATGTATGCTCGTTTTTGTGATTCTGTCAGATGAGATAATTCTATTGTTGGAACTTCATTTAAGCCTAATTTTCTTGCAGCTAATAATCGACCATGTCCGGCGATGATGCCATTCTCTTTGTCAATCAATATAGGATTAGTGAATCCAAACTCTTTAATGGATGCTGCAATTTGGGCTATTTGTTCGTCGGAATGTGTACGTGAATTGCTAATATATGGGATTAGTTTATCGATTGATAATTTGACTACCTGCACTTGTTTTCCTTAACAAATGTTTAAACTTAAAATTCGGGTTCTCTATCCACTTTACAAAACTACCGTTATTTCGCTTTTCACCTACAATGCATGTCAGATAAGGCCATGTGGTTTTATCTGCATATTCGTAAGGCCAAAGACGATCGAGGGATGAGCGCGAGGGAACCATGGTTGCTTTTGTAATCTTGTATGCCATATCTCATCATCCTTGATGATTAAATATTATGCACACTTAATCGCTTCCGTCAACGTTTACTTCCTAGCCTTTAAATAATTCCACAATACCAAGAGAATAAACACATTCACACCACTTGATGATGCGAGTAATTGTTGGAACGCATTATCATTGATTCCGCTTTGCTGAACGGTAATGAGTATTTGACCCAAGAATTGCAAGATTGAAATAACAGATGTTCCTGCAACGACGTTATGAACGTTTTCATGAAACCAATTTTTTAGCCATTCCATGTGTCATCCTCCATCATTTTAGAAAGCCTTACTGCACGTTCACCCACTTCGTGCGCCCATTTTGAATCAAGCATTTCTTTCGCAGCCTCTTCATAATCACGCCTAGCAATGGCAGATAGCATTTTGTTAAACGTCAGAAATCGTTGAAATCCTAGATTAAAACTCATGCTTAATAGAACGATCTTTCGGTGATCTGCGAGTGATTGAAACCAGACAAAACATTGGCATAATTTCATCCAATGAAATGCCATGTCATATTCAAGTAGTTCCATGCGATAGTTTTCGGGGAGGCCACGGGCGGTGAGGTTATATCCTACGCCAATAGTAATATTTCCTTTGGTATCATGATAAGGAAACTTGCGATCTTCTTCATCCAGAATCAATCTTTCTTTAAGCTTAGCCTTCAACTCGGCGGACATGGGTTGCATTGATTTACGTCCTCTTCACTTAAAACATCAGTCCTTTGATTCACTATATCACAAGCTAGAAAACAAAAAGAACAGACATAATAGCTCATTCCTTCATGACCACATTCAACATAAACAGGATTTTTGTGACACTTACTGACTGACATTTAGAGATTCCTCATTAAACAAAAACCCCGCCTGACTGGAAGCGGGGTATTGTCGTCTTAACTAACCAAGGAGACATAATCGCCGTTATGGAATTTACAAGGACGTAAAGGGATGGACGGCAACCATATCAAATCTATCATGTCGAATTGCGGAATTAATGTCCAGTGGTTAGTGTATAATTTTAAGATATTAGGAATTTCTTAATAACTGAAAAATGATTCACGTAGAACATCAGCTAGATTTATCCCCAGAATCTGTTGATAACTTTGTTGGTATGTTAAAGTAATTTCCCACTACGGTTAAAAATTCATCATAACTGCGTACAATGTGTGCATCATAACCACGGCTTTTCAATGCTTCCTGCCACCATAGCTGCATTTCATCCACCTTGGCTTTAGGGTTAGCCTTAAACTCCACGTATAACCCACTAAATTTGCCCATAGGCTCACAAACAAAAATATCTGGCACTCCCCTAGCCCTTCCCATTCGATTCAACCTAGCGTTTTCAATTAAGCTACGCTTGCCCTCATTGGGGATACTATGAACCAGGTAGCCTTTCTTTTTCAGCCAGACAACCGCACATTCTTGGAGGACGCCCTCGTCTCGGTGTCTTTTCTTCTTTGCATAGTTCCATCCGTTCGCAACCGTCTTTTGCATCATCCACCTTCCTTAGTGGGGCACATAGCTTTCCAAAGCTCTCCAAGTATTTCAGCCTTCGCTTCTCTGACATCTGGCTAAAGCTCACTGACTTTGGGTCATTGTAGTATTGGGGTTTGATCATTCCGTAATCATCCTTGTAGTTCAAGTGCTTCTTTTATATCGTTGTCTGTCCAACTTCTTATTTGCTTAAATATTTCCTGGTCTGTTTGTTCTGGAAAAAAAGAACGAATTTTCTTTTTAAATTGCGTGAATTTGTTTGCTACTTCTTGGTAACAATTAATCCATTCAATTTCATTGAAATATATTTTTTTTAATCTTGAACAAATCTCTTCACCTAGCGTTATTTCTGAAAATTTTGCTTCCATGCAAAATCCTTAATTTAGTTAATAGCCATAACTTTCCCAGTGTGTTTCTGGCTGAAAAATAAAAGAATCAACTGCTCTTCTAAGTTCAGAAAAACTAACATTTACAATATAACAACAGTCTTTATATGTATAAAACAAACACTTACCTTCTTGAGATAACGGAACAATCATGTTTATTGAAGATAATTTGATCAAAAAAACATCTTCTGTTAAATTACTTTGAATTACTCTCCGACTTATTACAAAAGCACCTTGAATCCATTGAACAGGTTCCTGTATTTCTTTTTCTTCATGCTTTATCATTTTCTTTTTTGACATATTTTATCTCTAGTTTAAAAAATATCCTACTTTCATGGGTTGATTTGATGATCTATCTCTATTTTCATATCGCTTGGCTGGCAATTCATTTAATAAAAACTTTTTAAATCGCATATCAAGATCATCTGTGATGTTATATTTCCTTATTATCCTCTCAACAAACATTTGAATTAAATAAACCCCAGTTTTTCCAACTTTCTCTCCAATCTTATCTGCTAGCTTTTGATTTTCTTCATTCGGGAAAAATTTAAAATCCAGTACTGGATTTTTGTTTGTAATGGTATTTGTATGTCCTTTCGGTTTTTGATTTTGTCGATTATATTCTTGATTATTATTAATTATTTCTTCTTTTTCTTTCGAAGATACGTATACGTTTGTACACCTACTAGGTATACGTTTGTCTACCTTTCTTGATTTATTAGGTATACATTTGTCTACCTTTTTTTGTTCCCAAATTACGCCATAACCTTCAATTGTGGATAACTTTTCTCGTCTTTTTTGAGTATAATTTATTAAAAATGAGGCTGGTCTATAAAGATTCTTTCTTTTATCTTTTGTGTTTTTTTCTATCTCTATTAATCCTGTTTCAGAAGCTTTCTTTGATAATTTTTTTATACCATCAAGGGTCATTTCCATTTCTTCAGCCAATGTTTCCTGGCTGACCCATGTATAAGGATCGCTACCGATTCGACATGCCAAAGTAAATAAAAAACCTCGTATTGCAGAAGTAATATTTACTTTTTTTCTTTCGCCAGTTTTTTTATTTACATTGAATAAATTGTTTTCTCGAAGAAACAAACCTAAATCTAAAAGCATGCTCATACAAAAATTCCTTTCAGTGAGGGGTTGACCTGATCCGTGGGCAACGTATAATTAACGTTACGCGAGGTCAGGAACGACCGAATTTTTAAAGCCCTCTCTGTTTGCGCAGGGAGGGAAAACCTTAAAGCTATATTATCTTACCATTTCCCAGGTCAAACTCTACCAGTCAACTTATCAATTTCTTCCATCCTTAGATGAAGATTGTTTTCAAAACTATACGATTCTTGATAACAATCTCCATTAATAAAAATACATAAGATTAACCATTCTGTATCGTTTTCTTTTTTTCCCACAAAACACTTTACATGATCTAAATTAACTAATCTGTCAGCGAATTTTATAAACATATTATCCCCTTAACTATCTTTCAAAATATGATAAAAACATAAACATGTAAGCCCGAAAAAAAATAGAAATGCTGCCATAATCCTCTCCCCTAATCTAAAGTAGCACACCAACCCATAACAAAAAGAAACACAATAAACGCTAGCCATGGACTAATTGAAACTAAAAACATAAAAATTAAGCCAACTATTACAAATGCGAAGCCACCAGCCATTTTTTCACTCCTCTCTATTGATATTTTGGTATCATTATGTTAGTATCGCGGAACAAGATAGCACAAGAATTGATAAGTGAGCAACCATGAAAACCAAAATAAAACCTTACAAGTCTTTGACCATACGATTTGATGAAAATTTATACTTCTCACTTAAGAAGCTTTCTTTCTTAAACGAAAGACCCATGGCTGAGCTAATAAGGGAATCCCTAGAAAAAATTATTGAAGAACATAAAAAAGTGTTGACTAATAGTAGTATCGCGGTATAATGCGTTATATAAGTTTTTAATCATATAAAACCATAAGGAAGTATATAAGTGGATAACGATAAGAAAAATATAAGCAATATTGTTATTAATAAAGATTGTTACAAAACATTGAAGAAACTAAGTGTAGATAAAGAAGTAACATTACAGAAAGTAGTGCAGGAAATATTAGAAAGATATACTAACAAGAAGACAAAACAATCAGAGACCGAGGAGCTGTCATGACCAAGTCGTTCAACACAGTCGAATATATAAACGAAGCAATAGAAGCTGGGTTTTCGAGAAAGCAAGCAGAGTTTCAAGCAACAGTGATGGACAGATTGATCACAGATGAACTGGTGACTAAATCATTTTTACATAGCGAGTTAGAAAAGTTTGAGTACAGATTGTTGGTTAAGCTCGGTAGTTTGATGTTAGCAGGTTTAACAGTATTAGGGTTTGTAATGAAGTTTTAAGGTTTTAGGGAGTTGGGTGGCAGTTAGAGCTACCACCCAGCAATAGCAGAAAATTAAACTTAGTGGAGTAACTTTATGCATTTGAGAACTATACACAATGTTGCAAATGATTTGCAATACAAAGCTGTCAAAAACATCGCCAAGGATCGGATGATGACTGTTAAAACGATTTGGGAAGCACAAAGTCGTATATCAGAAAAAGCATTATATGCTAGCGTCCAACAATTAATCGCAGATAACGCCAAAGAAGTAGACGGTACATACGTTTGTACTGTTGATGATCTATCTCCCATTGACCAAAAACATTTACTCAATGCTTACCTTTGTTGGGCTGAAGGTGAATATGGCATAGAGATATGTGAAGACATTAACAAAAAGCCAATCTTGTTTTACTCCTATCTAGAAGACTATAAAAAAAGAATCAACCGTTATTTAGAAAACTATTGTGATGATGTTTATTGCGATCACCAATGGGAAAGCGGTTTTCGGTCACACAAAGATTCGCAAACCGGCGAACGGTTGTGGAGACGATAACATGGCCATGGACTATTGTTTTGAATGTGAATCACACGTTGATTTGGATAATGACTTACACGAGGAATGTTCCATGATGGCTAAAAGGTTTAGTGATATTAGAAAAGATATCAATACAGGAAAGCTTGCAGAAGTTTTAATAGGAACGTGCGTTGTGAGCGTATTAATTTACTGTAGTTTAATTTTGATAACGAATTAGGTGATGTATGCCAGATGATTTTGAAAAAAAAGATTGTTATTACTGCGGTGATATTGTTTTTATAGATCCAAACAATGAAGACAAGAAAGGTAATAATTGTTATTACGGTGATGACAGCTTAGGTCAACAAATTATTACATGTCCAAAACATTATAGAGATTAAGAGGTGATATATGGCTTTACGAGGCGTTAAACCAACAACGGTCGAGAAAAGATTAAAGGCTTTATTTTATGGATTGGCTGGTGCAGGTAAAACAACTGCTGCAATTCATTTTCCAAGACCTTATTTGATAGACACAGAGAAGGGTTCTGTAAACGACCAATATGTAAAAGTATTAGAACAAAAAGGCGGTGTAGTGTTTCATACATCAGACTTTGATGAGCTGATAAAAGAAGTCAAAGCTTTGTTAACTGTTAAACATGAATTTAAAACACTAATCATCGATCCATTAACCATTCTTTATAACAACCTTTTAGATATATCAGCTCTAAAGGTTGGAACTGAATTTGGCCGTCATTATGGTGAGGCAAATAAACAGATGAAACATTTGCTTAACCTATTGCTTCGATTAGACATGAATGTCATTATTACGAGCCATGCAAAGAATGAATATGGAGCAAATCTAGCGGTGCTTGGAACAACTTTTGATTGTTATAAAAAATTAGATTATTTATTCGATCTTGTATTTGAAGTACAAAAGCGTGGCAAAGAAAGGGTCGGAGTAATAAAAAAATCAAGAATAGAATCATTTCCAGATGGCGAAACATTTCCATTTAGTTATGATGAGATAGCTAAACGTTATGGCAAAGAAGTCTTAGAACGTAATGCAATAGCCGAAGTATTAGCAAGCCCTGAAAAAGTAGCAGAACTTCATAGACTTGTTGAGCTTTTAAAGATTCCACAAGAAACACTTGAAAAGTGGTTAGACAAAGCAAATGCAGAAACATTTGATGAGTTTACGGAAACAGTTGTCGATAAGATTATTGACAGTCTTAATAAACAAATACAGGGAGTTAAATAATCATGGGATATAATCCACTAAGCAAAGAAAAAGCAGATGAAATGGCAAGACCACCATTAATTGATGACGGCCAATATCAGTTTGAATTGATGGAATTTCATAACACCGATAAATATCACAACAAATTAGTAGACAGCAAAGGCGGTGAGATGACCCGTATTAAAATAAAAATATGGGATCATCACAACAAAGAACGATTTGTTTTTACTAATCTTTATTGGTCAGATGAAAACAAGATGGCATATCGCACCAGACACTTTGCAGAAACTATTGATATGTTGCCTTTATATGAAGGCGGTTCATTATACGATGAGATGAGCCAATGTCTTGGGAAAACTGGCTATTGTGAAATATATACGCAGAAAGCTAAACCAAAAAATGATGGCACAAATGAAATGTGGGCGCCTAAGAATGATGTGAGAGATTTTATCGTTGCGGACAAAGTACCAGAAGATGCAAAGACTATGAAAGCAGATCCAACTTTGAATGATGATTTGCCATTCTGAGTATAAAGGTTCTCTGGTGCTGGATTGGATAGCGTCCAATCACAGGCCAGCCTAGGACGCGCGAGTTGGCGGTGACTGCGCGGGATATAAATAGGAACTGCCACCAAATAACTAAGGACTAACAAATGAATTTAGTAAGCTGGCTGTATTTAACAGATATCCTCCATAGTTTTGATTGTTTTTTGGGGATAGTTATATTTACAACAATTGTTTTGTTTTGCATATCAATTGTTACATTTATTAACCTTGACAATTCTAAAGAGGATGAGCAAGTTGAACAAATAATTTTAAAATCATATAAAAAATGGTGGGTATTTGCCTTGATAGTTATTCTTGATTTGTTTATACCATCACAAAAAACAATGTATTTGATGCTTGGTTCTTCATTTTTATCGCAATCAAACTTACCATCTAAAGTAAGCCAAGTATTAGAATTGAAGTTAGACGATATCATCAAGGATTTGACTGACAAGAAAAAGGATAAAGAATGAAAAAAATAATATTACTACTAGCACTATCACTCGCACTGACAGGCTGTAAAGAAGTCGCTAAAGGCGAGAAGATAGGCATCATTGTGAAATGTGCTGAGGAGGGTTTTTTCTTCAATACTTACGAATGTGAAATGATTAGAGGTGGTCTTAACAGTGCATCAGGCACATTAGGGCAATCGTTTCACTTCACTGTTGAGAATAGAGAATTAATACCTGTGGTCAACAAGCTTTTAGAAGATCAGAAAGAAGTTAAGATTAAATATCACAAAGAGTTTGCAACATTGTGGCGTACAGAAACAAATGATAATTCGTTTTTAGATTCGATAGATAGTTAAGTTACAACTTTATCACAACAATGTTTTGTGATTAGTTTGTAACAAAAGAGTAATGGCGAGTAATGGCAATGTGTAACTCAACCGGGAGAGTACAGAGGAACGGCTAGATTCTGATCTAGTAGTCTCGGGGTAGGTGGTTCGATTCCACCTGATTGCCAAAGGATAATGATAGAAGCGTCGTTGACAGTGAAACGATTATCCCCTGACACCATAAGGTGGGCATAAGAAATTATGCTGTGGGTGGGCCGGTAGGTAGCCACAAGCGCCCTCGGACGATACGACTACCATAAAGCCGGTGCAATTCCGGCCTTCTATCAAAGAATAATGGCCGACGATATGGCGAGTACTCCAAAGAATGGCAAGTTAAGTGATTGTCTGAGGGTCAAACAAAGTAAAGTCGGCCGCCAAATTGAGTTATTAGGAGAAACCTAATAAGTGAAATTTAAGAAATTTACAGTCAAGACTTGTATAATTTGTGGAAAAAGAATGACTTACGCATTAAATCTTAGTAATCACTATATAGTGATACATAAATTATGTTGGAAATTGGTTGAAAATAAGTGGAGGACTGAAAATGAAAAGATTGATATTTAATTATAGGTTGTTTAGATCATATGATAATGGACATATTAAATCTATTTTTAAATCGATAAAAATGTATTTTGGAAATAAATGCTATTTAAGTAATAAATATTATTAATCGCACCAACCGAAAGTTAATTGCACCAAGGAGAGATGATGATGGAAAAAATTACAGAAGAAATGAAAATACATGATCAATGGTACAAAGATGCCAGAGAAATGACTTTAGATAAATTATCAGAATTTTTAAAAAAACTCACCACAGAATACGAACATGACTATGGAACTATTTGTCACGCAATGGCAGCAGGTGCAATAGCTACCTGTTGGGCTATAAATAAAACAGACCAAGGAGGCATTACTGGTTTTCAAGCTGGTGCTATCATGTGGGAATTTATAAGAAAATGGATGTCAATTGAATGTCCAGCTAGGTTAATTGAATACGATAAAATGTTGTTTCCTCAACATGCAAATAGATTTGAAAACACCATCTCGCAAAATATATGGAAATGGTTGCAAGAAGAAGCTAATAAAAGAATAAAAGAAAATGAATTAAGCAGCATGAAAGCACATCCAAATGTTTTGGCTCATTGGGAAAGTATTAAAAATGGTGTTGTGCCGTTCGATTATAAAATTAAGGATGAATAATGCCCAACCCTCACAAACCTAAAACAGTAACCACTTACTGCTATTGCCGTGAATGTTATATTCGATGGAAAGAATGGAAGAAAGAATATGAGAGGAAAAACAAATGAATAATCCCGCATTATGGTTTATCGCAAGTGCTTTATGGTGGTTTGTTGCTGCCGAAAAAAGTAAAGATTTTCCTATGAGAAAGGGTGATTATTTTTTCTACGGTTTTTTTAATATGCTAAGCGCGCTTTTTTTAATCACAGGGTTTATTCAATGGATGAGATGAAATTTTTACCATGTCCGTTTTGTGGTGGAGAGGCTTACATTGATAAATTTGAAAATGGAAGTCCAAATTCTGCTAAGTTTAACTGGGAGTTTTCTATTGAATGTAAAAAATGTTTTAGCCAGACTGGTTATCACAAAGGTGAATTAGAAGCAATCAAAGCCTGGAATCGTAGAGTATGAATAAGGCAATTGCAATCTCAAACATTCCACCAGGTCATGAATTAACAATTTCATGTTCTCAATGCGAAAAAACCAATGAAATAATAAATAACATCAAAGACCATATAAGATATATGTTAGATAGAGGCAGCAATGTAAATCCAGAAAAAGTATTAGATGCCTTGAATTTGATAGATAGTAAGTATGATGAGCATAGAGAAAGAGAAGAAAAAGCGTTTAAGGAAGCATGTAAAGTATGAAGCATGTATGGTATTGCCCTTTCTGCAAAAAGAAAGTAGAAAAACATCCTAAGAAAATAGGAAATACAATATATCTTCCAGTAGAAGTAACACATAAACATGGCGATGCTAATTACTTACTTTATGAATTAACTTTTGATGAGTGGATGAAAATAAATAAACATAATGGATATTAAAATGAATAAATACCAAATAACACCGTCAAAAGAAATAACGATAGACTTCCCTGGCGATACAATAAGAATTAAACCCAAACATCCTGATACTGAAATTAAAATTCATTGTTCACGCTGCGTGAGATATGAAACATTATTAGAATTTATTAAACATATTTCTAAATTTGGAGTTTTTTCATTGTCAAGTCATTGGCATTTGCATAGACAAGCAAAAGAACTGTTACAAGAACTCGGAGAGATTGAATGAAACTGTCTAAACCTGAAAAATATATCGAAATCCTTTTAAAAGATTTTGTTGATAAAGTTACCAATGCAACCCAAAGATATTATAGAACAATTTATGGCAATGAAGATTCCTTGCAAAATGCTGCCTTAAGTTTAGAAAAAGAATTAAACAGAATTGAAGAAATTAAAAATGAAATATTAGAGATTTGTTTTAATCATAAAGGTGAATAATGAAACTCGAAGAAGCTAGAAAAATATTACAAGAATATGGTGGAAATTTAGCAGCTAATAAATTACCAAAAAAAATAATGAAAGCGAAATGGGTTGTGTATAATGAGGATATATCTAAAAAATACCCACCAGAAACTCATCCTCATCTTGAGCCTGATTTTTTTGAAGGATGGAAATAATGATAAAATGGTTAATATGCCTATTTCTAGGCCATGATATTGATAAACAAGATTATAGAAAAACTACTTATTGGCTTGATCATGTTGGCGGAACAGAAGAAGGTAATAGATTTACATTCTGGTGTAAACGATGTAAGAAATATAGGAGTGTGGGATGAAAAAAGAAACCATAAAAATAAACTGCGATTACTGCAATGCTGACTTATCACCACATACGACAGGATATCCAAATAATTATATATTGAAAGTATCTCTTGTTGATATAGAAGTTCATAATGGTGCGATATTCTCATGTTTAATTCATCCGCCAATAAACAATGATCTATATTTTTGCGGGTTAGCATGTATGAAAAAATATGAGGTAAAGTGATGGAAAAATGGAGCGTAAAAGTAAAATTCACAGCTAAAGCAGAAAGAATATTAGACCTATTTGCAGAATGCAAAGAAGATGCAGAAAAGTACGCTTCACAAACATTAATAGATGCATCAGAGGAAAATTGTGAAATTGAGATAACAGAATCATCAGCAGTAAGACATGTGGAAAGAACATTTGAAATAGGAATAAGGGCAAAAGAATGAATTGGAAAGTATTGATGCGAACATTTATTCAAGTTTTCGTTTTCTTTCCATTATTAATTTTATGCTTTATATTTTTCCCAAAAGTAAGCTGTATTGTATTATTGATTATTGGTCTTTGTATGGCTTTATTTGGTTTGTATCTTGCTAATGCGGATTCATTAAAATGAAACTAGAAGATCAGTGCATTTCTTTAGAATTAGCGAAACGATTAAAAGAATTAGGCGTTAAACAACACAGTTGTTTTTATTATGTGAGAACGAATAACTTATCTCAAGAATATAGTATTGTAACTGTAAGTGGCGCTAATTTTGATATGTCTTTTCTTTTTTCGTCCTTCACGGTCGCAGAGCTTGGCGATATTCTACCAAAAGGTGGATGGACTCAAGAATCAACTTATGGCGGTACACGCGTATGGTTTATTGATCCTGAATTTCCCCACAAAGAAAAATCTTTTACTTACGATGAAAGCGAAGCAAACGCCCGCGCCAAAATGCTCATCTATTTAATCGAAAACAAACTAATTGAAACAAACTAAGGAGTAACAACCGTGGAAAAACCAACCTGGTGTACGCAGTTTTCAGATCAAGAGTGTTCGAAAGATAATTGTTGTTTAGGAGTAAAAAATCCTGTAATGGTTCTAACTGAAAAGTTGCCTGTAATTTTAGCAAAACAAATTGATAATAGTATCGTTAACTGGAGTATATCTTGTGAAAAATAAAACTTTATTAATAATTATTAGTTCATTAATCATTTCATCTAATTCACTAGCGTCAGATAAGCCAGTTAAATTAGATGTTCTGCTAAAAGATGTTTACGGCCAATCAAGCATGGCGGTCTACATTAACTGCGTTAGTAGTGTTTATATTGAGAATAGAACATCGCTAAGCAAACGATACACGTTAGGAACAAGAATATGTGCTGAAAATAAAGGATGTTTTGTTGTAGAGAATAGTTTATGGATACAGCCAGGAAAGACTTACACTACATCATACAATACAGTATTTTCACCCGTGTTTGGACGGTCTGGAACAAGATCAATTGATTGCACAAACTATGTGAATGGTGGAATTGATGCGTCGCTAACGAAATATGCGAAGGCTTATATATCATGACAGAATCACATGAAATGAAATGGTGTGGAACTTATAAATTAAATGTAATAGATAAAACCTACACACCTTGTCCTACATTAGAATGGGCTGAACAACTAGAAGAATTAAATGATCTTCATATGAAACATGTTGCTGATGATTACATTAATAACAATAGAATATCAACGATATGGCTCGGAGTGGATCATCAGTGGAATGAGAATGCTCCTCCTTTACTATTTGAAACGATGGTTTTTAAAGATGGCGATTACGGAAATGAAATATACTGCAGCCGCTATTCAACCTGGCAAGAAGCAGAAGAAGGTCATAAGCGTGCTATTAAATGGGTAGAGGATGGATGCGTTCAATAAACACACATAATACCGCCGGTAATGAATTTTACTGGCAGTATCAAAGTTTCGGGTACGGAAAATCGCAAATCTTGTTTGATTTGTATAAATAAAATTCTAGGGGATGGCGGCATCATACTGTATTATTCGTTCGATTGCTAGGAGTATTTTAATGACAGAAAAGTTAAGCGATATAAAAGATGACTTTCCAGACTTGGTAAAAGATGTCACCAAACTATGTAGTATTTTAATAGGTGCAAGTGTAAGTTTTCATTTAAACAAAGGAAAAGATCAGTTTTCAGTATTACATTGGACTGGTGTCATTGTTCAATCTTATTTGCAATCCATGTTTCAAGAATTAAAAGCCATGGGAGCCTATTTACAAGACAAAGATAAAAATGATAAATACTTGAATAAAATAATAGCATTAGAGGCCTCTATTATCGAAGTAACTAAAAAGTTCTGTGATTTTTCCGATGTTTTTGAAGATAAAAAGGTGCATTAATGGAATGGATTAGTGTTAAAGATAAATCGCCTGACAAAAAAGGTTATTATTTGTGCTTTAGCATTAAATGGAAAAAAATACACGTATTACGTTTTGACGAATGGGCTAAGAATACTCGTAAAAGATTTTGGGGATTTAGCGGTTCAGAAACATTTCCTAGCCACTGGATGCCTCTCCCTCCTCCACCAAAAGAGTAAAATAAATGAAAATAATAGAGTTTAACCAAGCTTTTTGTGTTGTCCATTCAATACAAAGTGTTATATACCGTAAAAATGAAGAAAAAAACACATGGGAAATAACTATTACTTTTAATGGTAGTAATGGAAATCAAATATTTAAAACATACTTTGAAGACGAAAAATTGTGTATAAAAAGATACAATGAAATATTAACAACAGTTAAGCTCTGTTTAGAGCATGAATAATGCCCTTTACTGGCGCAAAGGGAACCAACGCTACTACAAAATATACGTAACAAAGGACTTGTTCAACCACTACATTCTCACCTGTGTGTGGGGTGGTGTTAATTCACGTTTAGGTAATTATAAGAATTATACTTTTTTCAGCCTAAACGATGCCAATCAATTCATTGACGATATGTCTAAACGAAGATTACAACGCGGATATAAAAAAATAGCCATTCAATAGTTAGGATATCGGATTTGAGGAGCGAATGGCTATTTAGATAGACAAATCACATATTTAATAATTCAATTGTTATTTAACGAAAACGGTATAATATACAATTAATTTTGTTTTGCAAGCATTAAGGATGATGTTATGCGATTTATCGTTAAATCTGTTTTATGGTTTGTATTCGGCATTATATGCGGACTATTTTTAATAGTATTTGCTCAACAATGCTTAGCAGCAGAGGTTAATTGCTTCTCTGGCAAAGTGAGAATCTATCATGGCTTTGGAAAAGACTTTGTATACAACGATGATTTCTTAGCATTCACTGAAATTAAAACAGGACATTTGATCGTCTCTAACGGCGATTGTATTGTCATGGCACCGTTAGAGTTTGAGAAGGTTAATGTAACGACAGTTAAGAATTAGCCACTATAACTATAAACAATCATCCAACCATCGCCACCATTTCCACCAGCACGTTGCGCACTGGATAATGAAATAGCACCCGAACCACCGCCGCCATATACGCCAGGTGTACCGTTAGCGGTTGCATCTACGCCAGCATCACCACCACCACCACCTAATGCGCCAGGCCCACCAAAACCAGACGTGCCAATAGTTCCTGATAAGCGGATAGCAATCCCGCCTGGATTACCCTTAATTTGTATATCGCCACCTGAGCCGCCAGTACCACCCAAACCGCCTGCATTCATATTTACTGTCGAACCAGCAGTAAAACCAGCAGCTCCACCCTGTCCAGGAGCCGCACTAACATGCGCACCAAAACTACTATTTCCACTACCAGCAGCACCAGGATTAGGCGTCGCAGAAACTGCGCCCCCTGCGCCACCTGTTCCAATAGTAACTGTTTCTGTTCCGCCTATACTTGATGTAATCCAAGCTTCAGCATATTCACCAGCACCGCCGCCACCACCAGCAGATAAAGTACTTGATCCACCCGTTGCACCACCACCACCACCACCAGGCCCACCTACTCTGACAAATACTTTTGTTGTGCCTGCGGGCTTAGTCCAGGTTGTAGAAGCGACATAGAATTTAACATCTAACAAAGTACCTGCTGCTTTGCTATCCACATATGCTTTTGTTGCTGCATCTTGAGCAGAAGAAGGATCAGTCACATTATTTATTAAGTGACTATTCATATTGAGAGCGCCTTGCAATGTAGGCGCTGTGTCACCAACAAACTTTCCTGTGCCTGTCTGTCCAGACAATGTTACATTGACTGCATTATTCGTAGTCATTAATCAATTCCTTATGATACGGTCAAGTTTCCAACGAGACTTTGCACAACCCAGGTCGTGTTTGCTGTCACGCATAAAACCATCACTGTATCATATTGATTTGTGCTAGTTAACGACCCTGCTGAACTTGACGCTGCGTTTCCAAGATGAATGACTTGACCTGTATTTGCAGTTAAAACCCACCCTGCTGCACCTTTACCAGAAACCGCAACAACTGAACCTTCAGCAGCAGTCGCAGGAAGCGTCACAGTTGTCTGTCCGACATTAGAGATAATGTAGCCATTATTAACAGCGGCTGCCTGAGAAGTACCCGCAACATCGTTCCAGACAAGCGATCCCACACCCGTTGATGATATCGTGATCGTTCCTGCGCCATTTGATACGGATATTCCTGTGCCTGGTGTAATGTTGGCGGCCACAGGATCGAGTCCTGTTGAGCCAATAGCTAATTGACCATTGGTTAAAGCAAGTCCTGTTTGATTGCTAGCACCCTGGCTCAATACAATGCTATGAGCTGATATATAGGGAGAGCTATTATTGACACTATTATTTGTGGCCATTATGAAATCCTTTTCATATTAATTAAACAATTGTTAAATTCCCTTGTACATTCCTTACTACCCAAGTGAGATTAGGCACAACACACAATAACTCTACTTGGTCATATTGATCTGTTGATGAAAGCGATCCCGTAGTCGTTGTTGCAACATCCTTGCCAAACACAAGATTTTGGCCAGCATTAAACACAATCGTCCAACCCCCTGCACCATAGCCACAAATAGAAATAAGCTGCCCAAACGAAGATATCGGCGGCAGAGTAAAAGTAGTTATGCCCACATTCTGTGGAACATAACCATTCGATTCTTCCATTTGTTGAGAGGTGCCAGCGACAGAATTCCAGATGAAATCTGTCGTGGTAGAGGCAAGCTGAACCCAAGCAGCGAGAGCGTCACTGTAAAACTCGTATTGGTCTAAATCAGAATTGAAGCCAAGCAGCCCTTCATAGGGCATGTTGGGTCTCGTTGCTGTCGTCCATACAACAACGGTTGGCCCTATGAAATTTGCACCTGCCCCAACACCGACATACTTGTTAGCATTGTTGAGGTTTTCTGCTGCAAACTGACTAAATTTTATCGTATCAACCATACCCAAATCCTTTTAGGTATTACATTAATTTATGTACTTTGAACCTGTAACAATGATACACCAACTTGTGGCGTACCAGTAGAGATGAAACTTAATGTATCGCCGCCTCGTACATAACGATTAAAATCAGTATCAATGCGTTCCATGTAAGTTGTCTGATCTATGGTATTACTCGTGGGTACTTGCGCTGTACCATTCAATCTCACCCATACATCAGCACTGGTGCTTACCGAGAAATGCGCTCTATAGAGTTGGGTTGCCTCTCCTGGCACCGTATAGCTAATAGCAGTACTCGCTGCTAGCAATACATTCATATCGGTATTAGAAAATGGTTTCGTGCGATCGTAGTTATCATTCCATGGTGTAACCGGTACTTGTGCCATATTAAATTCCTTTTAAATTATGTTTCATTCGCAACGCCAATCCGTGCGCCAATAGTATAATGGAAACGAAACCAAGCTTCAGGTGTGATGCCTGTTGCATCTGCTCTCGTAAAAAATGCTCCAGTTGTTTGATTAAGAAATTGGGCGCTCGATTCACTGATGCCATCTATTAAAAATTTAGCTGTAGGTACAGTCGGAGGGTTAGCGATTAAAAAATTTTCTATTAATTCAGCAGTACCCCCCAAAGTGGCGCCATTTTGTCTTAGAAAACCAAAAACCGCATCAACTGTTCCATCTGTTGCATAAATTGAAATTAGAGGATCAACATTTCTTTTTACCTGCTTATAATCCAATGAAAAAGATAGGCCTCTAAGAGAAGCTGTAGCCCCAGAATTGTAACCAACTTGCTCAACGATTTCCGCGCCATTGATTGTGGCAGCTCCAGGAAGTGAACCATCTACGTAACTCTTTTCATAATAATATTGGCAGCGTCTTAGTGTCTCATCCCAGGACTCAGGTGATGCATCAATCGCAAAATCATTTGGAACAACAGAGATTCGCTCAACACTAATAAAATCAGGCGTTCCCGTTAAACTCATATTATCAAGTGTGTAAACAACAAATGCCAAAGTCATGAAATTAGTACCTGTACCAAGAACAGTATTTACAGGCAATGTAAATTTATTAAAACTCATATTTAATGCATTTGATCCTAATATATATTCAGGATCAATATCACAATCTAGTATTTTCCAATTAGATGCAGGAGTTAAAGTATTTGTCGTGCCATCCCAAGATAAAATAGGCGTTACTCTTGTGATTGTATCAGGCAATGCAAATCCATTATCCCAATACATTAACTTGGCTTTTATTCTTATATTTGATGAATTTATTGTCGTAAGTTTAGCCCTCACCATAATAGAAATATTTTGACCCCAATAAGAACGAGATGATTCAGTATCAATTATTTGCATCATCATAAACTTATTTGAAGCAGTTAATGGCGTGATATCAAAAGAGTAATTATTTACTGCCGATCCTCTTTTGACTGACACGTTGCTGCCAATATTATTCGCCACATAATTTTGCTGAATAATAATAGTTTGATCAGCCGTATATTGATTATTAACAACGGTTGTTCCAGCAGGATCATTAAACTGCCATGGGTTTTGTGCAAAAATCCAACCCACTGCTAAATTTTCCTTTGGCTGATAAACCAATGAATCACGATAGACATTAAATTCATGGTCAACCATTCTTTCATAAGGAATTTCTTGATAGTCTGGCGCATCATCATCTTGATCAAAATCAGTGGACAAAGGAACACTTTGACCGACAATTTGCATATTGCTTAATGCCATCTCACCATTTGGCGGTAAGGTATATTTAATATCAACGTAAGCCGCTGTTCCAACATCAGTATTGGTGGATGGCCCAACATTCACTGCTTTCTTGTAAACATTGAAATCACCAACTGTCACTTGCTTTGAGAATATGGTAACAGCCGTTCCAGCATCAGAAGGCGCATAAGTAACCGTTAAATTATTTGCGCTTCCTGTTGATCGTGCAGTGACAGCAGCAGCAATAGCACCATTTGCAAAAAGCGCACCATTATTATGAAATCTTTGAACAAGTGTTACGCTCGTCCAACCTGAGTTATTGAAATCTAGGAAAAAAGCAGGATTACCAAAGATAGCAGGGCTTGCATTACCTACGTTTGTTCCTTGCGTAATTGTTGTCGTTCCAGTTGTACCAACAATTACTAAATCCCAACCTGGCGCAATATTATAAGTTCCTGGTTCAGTGATAATAATCGCATTATCAGTGTAAGATACACCTATCTTTGCATCACCTAAAAATATATCAACAAACTGCGGATTGGTGAGCAAATTCTCAGAGAACAACAGTGTGTTATCAATAATATTTCCGTTGTTTCCGGGCTGGAAGTTTTCAATCAACCATATCAATTGATCGGCTTGCGTATTTCCGTGTCTGATCTCAATACGATAAGTGAGATTTGGATCAAAGTATAAATTATTAGGCAATGTTCCCGACGGTTGAAACTGAATCGGATTAGACCATGGCGTGCCATTAGGCGTTTGATAAACAGGCTGTGGCAAATAAGGGAATGTATTCGTCTTGAAAAATGCCCAGTATTCATCATTCAGGCTAACACCTGTGTGGTCTGGTAACCACCAGATGGGGTTTGGCGCGCGTATGAACATAAATTAACCTCTTAATCCATTAAGCTTGATTCTAATCCAATATTGTTGTATAATGTTAAAAATTGAACAATATAGGTGATTTATGGCATCCCTACTCATGGGTCTTTTAGTTGGATACATAACTTTTAAAGTTGTAAAATTCAAAAATGGTAGCTCCTATTTAGACTGAAAATAACGCATTAACTTACTTGGGATTCCTGAATAATGACCGGCTAAAGTTGTGGCAATAGTAGTTCCTATAGCTTTCTTCCAGGGATCTAACTTTTTATATATTCGATATTGATTTCTTCCTTTTTCTAAAAAGTCAGCTATATCACCAGCTCCCATTTTTCTTAATTCACTTATTTTATGATTTATTATTGCATCTCTAGTTTGAAGAGCAGCTCTACCATGCGCACGCTCAGCAGCAGAAAACGGATTATTTGCATATGATGAACCTGTTGATCCTAAGTCAGATTGCAAACCATGTATTGCCTCTACATCGCCATTTAAAGCTTTCTTAATTAAATCTCTATTAGCTTTGGTATCTGATAAGTATTTTTTAGCGTCTTTAATCAACTCGGTAGGTGGTTTAATTTTTGTTATATTTCTCGCTTTTAAACCTTCTTGAGCTAATTTGTAAGGTAAAGATGCCAGTGATCTAAATAAATATGGCGCACCTTTTATAAGACCAGCAGGAACAGCATTTATTGCCGCACCTTCTGCTCTTGATACAGCATTGCCAGGAGTAGTTAAAGCCCCTGCTGTTCCCCACCCGCCTATGGCAGAAAGAACTGCTGGCAATCCAAGAGCTTCACCACCAGCTGCCAATCCTGTAGCAATAGGTGCAGCTGCCGCAAGTGATCCTCCTATTCCTCCTATTGCACGACTTATATTTGCTCCCTCAATATCAGGGATAGGAGATGCTGGAACTTGTTTTCCAAGATACTTTTCTGCGCCAGGTATAGCACGTAAACCAGACATAGCGCTTTCTTTAAAACCTGTGCCAACTTCTTTTAATCCAGGCATTTTTTCAGCCATCGATTCTTTACTGCCTGCCATATTAAAAATATCTTTAAGATTAGGTTTTTTAATAGGAGCATAATATTCTTCAAAATTAATTGGCTTTTTATTGCTATTAACAGCTTGATCATTTGATTGATCTTTATCAGCATAATATTTTTCAAAATTAATAGAAGACAAAATTAAGTGCCTCCTTCAAGTTCTTCTCTTGTTAACTTGGCACCCTCAGCTAATGCTTGCTGAACTAATTTTGGATCAATATGCACTTCTCTAATTCTGCCTTCTTTATCTTTATGATAAAGAATAGAAATTGGTTTTTCAGAATTAGAATTTGTATTATTTGAAGAATTTTGTGCATTTTGTGCATTAGATAATTTTGATCTTTCAACAATGTCTTTTCTTTTTTGATTAAAATCTTCTTTTAATTCTCTTAATCTTTTATCTGAACCTAATTGTTTTTCAGCAATTTTCATTGCATTTGCTGGAGATATTTCTCCTTGACTGCTTCTATAAATATTACTAGCAAGATCTAACCGCTCAGTGGAAATCTGATTTAAATTTGCAACTAAGTTTGCTTTTGCTTGCATAAGTTCAAGAGGATCAGTATCTTGAGGATATCCCTCTTGCGCTAATTTATTCTCAAATTCTCTAGCAGCACCTTTAAATCCTTTTATAAAATTTTGAACACCATTTTTTAAATTAGTTCTAAACTCACCTATCCATTCTTTTTGTTCTGAAGTTCCTTTTATTTTATACCAAAGCATATCCTTACCCATTAATTCAGGATTTTGTTTCATGCTGACAGCAACAGGACTGATAGAGAGTTCTTTCATATTATTTAATGCAGTTTGTGTCTCTACTCCACTTTGTACTTGATTTTGCCATTCGCCATAACGTTTAGTATCTTGTTCATTTAGTTTTTTCTGAAAATCAGATGGGCCAACCTGAACATTTCCAAATGGAGTAACAATTTGTCCGTTAACTTCATGTGTCGGCATTTTTAAAGCGGCAGCAAGAAGCAAAGGCAATGAAGATGAGCCTTGTGATAATTTTCCTTGTTGAGGTTGACCGATTGATTGATCAGCAGAAGATTTATTATTTTCTCCAAAACCTTGTCCACCGCCTGGAGCAGAAGATGATCCACCAGCACCTAAATATCTACCAAATAAATCCGAAATATAATTTGCTTGCCTAGCCAAAGCTTGTTGATGCTGTGCTTCTGCCTGCGCTTTTTGACGATCAATAGGAGCCGCCAAAAGCTTATTCATCCACTCAGTGCCGCTGACGAGCGCATCTCCTGGTGCTTCTGGTAAAGGTATGGGTGCTGTAATTGGCATTTATCTAACTCCTATTAATTAAACATATTAGCGCCAACTTTAGCGCCAGCAGGGCCACCAACCATTGCGCCAACACCACCGCCAACAAGCTTACCAAATAATGCTCCAGGTGCATTTTGCTGCCCATAAGCAAGACCCGCCATGTTCGTTCCTTGTGTCATCGCATTTCCAGCCATAGCACCACCAGCGTTCGCTCCAGTGCCATACAAGCTTTCACCAAGGCCAATGCCTTTCATGTACTTATCCATGATGTCTTTAAGATAATTTTCACGGTCTTTCGCAACAATATCTCCAGCACCTTGTTGGATGTTTTGCAATGCGCCACTTGAGCCCATTAAACCCATGGAGCTTGCGGCTTCTTGACCTTGTTGGAGGTTCATTTCTTCAAGACGTTTAGCGTAAGGAGATTTCAGATAACCTGATGCCCATTTAGAATATAATTCTTCTGGGTTCATCAAAGATTGACGCGCCTTGTTTAGATCACCGTATTGCTCTAAACCATGCTGTTGATAGGGTCTTAAGTAATTTTGCCCTTCTTGGTAATATTTTTCTGCTTGTTCACCAGCTTTCTCATATCCCTTTTGTGGATTAAGGAAGCTATCTAACATGTTTAGATCTCTTCCCATATCAAATATGCCCATTCCGTAGGCTCCTTACTCTATGGTTCTTCCATGTATGCTTGATACACAATAACTGAAGCGCCTGGATCTGCGCTAAAGACTATGGTAAATGCATTTAATGCCGGTGTCACTGACGCTATTGTAACATCAGGCATTGTCGTACTCACTATACTTGCTGTGACAAATCCGCTAGAAGTTAATCCTGTCACAGGCACACTAAAAGAGGTCATGCCACCTGGTATATTATAACCGCTTGCTTGAATTAAAAACTGTAACGCATTGCTTAATATCTGCAAATCAGCATTCAAAACATCGACAATATTACTCAGCCAACGCTTCATATCATCGCCAAATTGCGTCTGCTCTAAAATTGGCGGATCTAACTGATCAAGTGTAACTGGATTAGTTGGCTCCGCCACTTGACCTCCTCACATTCATGACAGCACCTAATATCACTATCGGTACTTTACTCACTGCAATGAGTTTATAAACCCTGTTTCTGGACTGACCTAACTGATACCAGCGCATACGCCAGCTATATTGACCTTGTCTTGAAAACTCTCTGTTATCAGCCGATTCAAATGAAATACCGCCATCATCAGACCAATACAACGATATATGCGGATTAAACTCATCATTATAGAAATCGCTATCTGCAAGTGTTGGGAAGTTTCCTTCCTCATCAATGATATAAACAGGGTCACCCGCTGCATTTGCTTGCTCATCAATCATGAATTGCGGATTACCCGCTATCGTATTTACTTCATCGATGATGAATTGAGCATTATCAAATGGCCCCTCAGAATAATTGATAAAGCTTTCGCCAAACACAAAATCAATCTGAACATATTCTGTTTCAAATTCAGCATAATCATCTTCAAATATGATTGGCGTAATACGTTCATATCTGAAAGGTAATTGAGTGTAAGCATCATCTGCTTGTTGGTTTTCTTGTGCAGTGTTGCGTATTTCATTAACGTAGAATTCACCCGACATATTGTAAACTGTGCCATCGCCAACAACCGTGACTAAGTGAAGGTTGTTATAGAATAAATGCAATTGTATGCGATTACGGTTGCCATTATCTTCAATACAACGGTGCCAGGTTTTAGTTTCAAAGTTAAATTCAATACTATTCGCATTTGATTCTTGATCTAAAATGCCATAGTTAATAAAGTCACCACCTGACATGCGATATGAGATTACATCTTCGTACTGATATAAAAACCCATTCGAGTTTGGCACTAAGAAAGGACTGTTATTACCAAGAGCATTACTATAACGCTGCAATAATGTGCTAATCGCTTTATTATTAATGGGTTCAGGTTGACCACCAGAACTTACCATGAAAGTTAATAATCCTTCATAGTTTCTCGCTAAAAACACCATGTAGCCGAAGTTAATGTCTAATGATGTAGGATTAGCAATGCCAAAATTCCAGTTATAAGTTGAGTTTTTCTTCCAAGGAAATGTCACTCCTGTTCCACTAAACACAGCAGGAATGTTAGACCAAACACCTGTTTCATAATCAGTGAAAATATAAAGCGTATTATTAAGTACGCCCATTTGACGAATAATGCCTTCTTCTCTAGCAAACACTTGAGGAGTTACATCATTTGTGAAGCATGTAGCAGGATTAAAAGCACCCATCTTTGGAAGTAAGTTTATTCGAGATAAAATAAACTCTGAGCTTTCCAATACAGATACAGTAATACGATTTCCAAATGTTGCTATAAATCCAGGCTTTTGAGTGTTTCCTGGCGCACTTGTTCCACCAGGGCAATTGCCATCTGTAATAGCATTAAAAGTACCAGTATTCTCTTGATAGATATAAACTCTTTGCTGATCAGTGAAGCAAGCAAAAACAATATCATTCACAACTAAGTAAGTGAAATAAATATTTGCTGATGTTGCAATTTTAGTTAATCCAGAGATATTAACTATTTCATAATTTTCATTAATACGAAATATTGTATCTCCAACAACAACATACCCATACTTAATCGTCTTAAATAACCCGCGAGGCTCTGAACCAAAGATAAGTTGGTTTGTGCCATTAAAATTAATGTGTTTTCTACCCATACAAGGATACATCGCATAGGGTTTTTTGGTGTTATCTTCCTTCACCAAATACCAATTTGCCGCATCTTCTGGCGACCATTGACGAAAACGCTGGACGTTGAATTGACCCATGATATTGCAGGGTTTTATCTGAAATTCTCCGTCACGAGGTGATGGCATTACACACCTGCCCGCAGACGCCAAGAACCATTGAGGTAACTTTCATTCGCACTATCAATGACAAGATTCATAGATGATACTGATTCCATATCATCACGCGCCTCCTGAAACATTGCTTCAAGCTTTTGATCCCAAGCGGCTGATCGTCCTTTGTAGTAAGCTAAATCTCTTGCTAGCGCGAACTTTAGATATCGGTAGTAATACTGAGGCACTAACGACATATCGCTGTTTTCATTTAACTGTGGAAGCTGAAACTTGCCATATACAAATAAGTTATAGACTTGTGAGGGTGCTGGATAAAGTTGCATGGTTGTTAAGTCTAAATCATTCGTGATGATAACAAACCGAGGCAACCCTAATTGTGGTTCAAATTTATACGATCCAAAGAAAACCCCTCGTGATTCATCAATCAGCGGATAAGTCACGCCATCCAATTCAAGCCATGCATCTTGAAGATTGCTAAGTCTGCCAATCGTCACATCAGGCGTTGGAACATAAGTTGACTCACCAAACGTCACAAACTGCTGGCCAATCTGAACTTGCAACGTAATTTTCTTTGCAATCGTCAACATCAATGAACTAGAGCTATAATTCATCAGCAATTCATTTAGGAACTGCACGCCCTTAGACATGTCATCCCCTTGTAAGGGAACAGTCGGACTGCTTGCACTGATTAACTGATAGGCATCAGTTACAAATCTCTTTACTGTTGGCGCTGCCATCCTTTATTTTCCTCTTAAGAGGGAGAACCTTTTGCTCTGGCTTTTCTGCAAACCACAAACCAGTTGCAAGCAAAGATTCAAATTCCTTATATGACTTTGCTAATCGCTGAACATGCTTTTCGTTATATAAAAAGGCTCTGAAATGTTCTTTATTGACCCATTTACCTTTATATAAAAATTGTCCTTCATGTGGATTGCTGATCTTCTTTTTAGATTGATCCATCTGATACCCCATAAAAAAAGGTGGTGACAATACGCCACCACCTAATCACGTCATTAAGATAATACGCGAACTGCGAACTCAGGATTGATCGCAACACCTGCAATGATGTCGATACGATCTAACTGGACGTAGTTTCTGATATCAGCACCCAATGAGTAGGTCATTGCCATCTTGTAGAGGTCACTATAAGAAGTCACAGCTTCTACACCGCCTTTCAATTCCTTGATTGGAGGCGCTGCAAAGACAATGGCTTGGTTATGGAATGCAACAGACACATTGTGGCTATTAGCACGATATAACTGAGCATCATCAGGAATGACCGCAGAAATGTTTTGACGAGCGCCTGAAATCACAATGGTTGGATTCACAGGTACTTGATAAACAGTAGTAGGACCCGTACCTAATGAGATCACATCAGCAGTCACTACAAATTGTGCAGTTTGTGCTAAAGGCTCATAAGTTAATGGGTTAACCATGAACACATCGGCTGCTGCATCAATGGTGATAATGTCACCTGCGCGGAATAACACAGCGCCAGCAGAGGAACCGTTATCAATGCCATCGATAGGTAATACATTACCGCCACTGATTGGGCCGACAATTTGACCGGCTGCTAGATAACCAGTTGGAGGCGTACCCGCAACGGCTGCATCTGGTGTTCCCGCAATTTGTCTGACCAAGAAGTTAGTTTTGAAGAAGTCAAAACCAGATAAGTGACCGATAAAGCCATCTAACAATGCACCACGGTTAACAGTCATGTTAAACACGTTGTAAAGCGCATTGGTCAATGTAGCGGAAACTTGTGGAGGGTTAGCCCAGTATCTATTGCCATCTTCAGGAATGCCTAATTGGGTCATATAAGCATCGGTTTGAAACACGGTGTTTTGATCAATTGCGACACCTGGTGTTCCGTATGCTTGATAGGTTTCTAACTGAAGATGTTGTTGACCTACGAATTGTTCAACCATGTTAGCCAAACGCTTAGCGCGTGGGTTTAACATCATGTCTAAGTACGGTTGATCACGAGCGCGGTCGAAAGTTAATTCAAAACCTGAAAACTCAACCATGGTGTGGAACTGAGTATCAATCCTGAGAGGTCTTACAACTTGAACGCGAGCTTCAGAGGTAGCAGTTGCCCCCAATCCGCCTAGGTATCTTTCTTCCAGACGATAGTTAATAGTCTGGCCAGTTGCATATTTTAAGCCTTTGAAATCACCTTCAAGGTTGCGATTTGCAACTTTGCAGAAGTTTAAGTAATTGATAAATCTAATAAAAGTTTCGTCTAAGATATACTGTGTAGTTTCAAATACGTTTGACATAGGAATCCTTCCCATACAGACAAATAAGATAAAAGCCATCACTGGCTAACCATTTCTATTTGTCCGGCGGAAGACTATGTACACGCCATTTGACGAAAAGCGGGGTTCGTCTTAACTACACGCTTGGGTAAATTATGTACTTATTTATAAATAGATGCAAGATGCAAATTGCAGTTGCAAAATGCAACATATCTCTATATTATACTGTTTGTTACTAATTTATATTGAATTAACAATGGACAGAAAAATATATTACATAAAAGATGTTGAACAATTGATAGGCAAATCAAGAATAACTTTACGTAGATGGTGGGAAAAAAACAAATTCCCAAAACCCACGCTAATAAATTCACGAGTTGCATGGTCTGTTGATTCAATTAATGAGTGGATAAAACAAAACATGACTCCAAAACAATGCTTCGAATCTTTACCAAAAGAAACACAAGATCATCTTTTACACTTAAAAAGTATTCCAGGTGCACTAGAGAGATTTTTTCAAATAGCTAAGGACATTAATTCTGGTAAATTAAGAAGAGAAGATATAATTGATCCAGAGACAAATGAAATAATTGGTGGCGTTTTAATAGAAAATTAAAAAAGAGATAAAATTAAATGAATACTGAACAATATATAGATCATGAAACTCGGATTAGAATGTTAGAAAATGGAATTTTTGGGATAAGTAATAAATTCAGTTCTATTGATGCAAAGTTTGATAAATTAGAAGAAAAGATAGATCGTAATTTTCATTGGACTATCACATTACTATTTGCTTCTGTATTATTACCAATCATATTAAAAGCATCAGGATTAACATGAACAAAAACACTCCTCCTGTCAAAATGACCCGTCAGCAAGCACAGAAACTATGGAATAGCCTCTCTCCTGAGCAAAGAATGCAGTTCAATGCTATGTTTCAGAAACTACAGAATGGTGAACTAATGCTTCAAAACGTGAATGTAGACGATAACGAAGTAATACAAAACATTGTGCTAGAGCCGAAAGAGAAAGCAAGTGCGCCATCAACACCATTTGCAAAGTATTTTAAGCAGGATTAAGTATGAACCACGGAAAAACTTCACCAGATGGATCGAGAAGATATTGCAATATTCATGGAGAACACGGATTTTTATATCCATGCAAAGAATACCCACAAAATATATTAGAAGAAGTAATAAATTTAGGTAAACAATTTAAACAACAATGTGAAAATGGAACTATATTAATAACAAATATGAAAGGTGAAAGTAAAATGTGGAAGGACGCTGACGATTCATTCTTTAAGTAATCCTCTCCCAAATCTCTTCAAGCTTAGCTAATTGAAACTGAGTGAGGTTTGAGGCTTTACGATGAATATCTTTGATAAACTTCTGCTCCCAATCATTTAGCTTATTTTCTCGCTTGAAACAGTCATCAATCATTTGTTCTACTTCGGTCATTCTACAATTTCCCAATCATCAGACATAATTATTAATAAATTCAATTGGGGGGATAATAAAATCTTGCGTAAATGTGGATGTTTATCGCATATATCTTGCATCTCAGAAAATGTTAATCCACTATTAAACATCTCAGGAGTAAGTTTATCACCTTTCAGTTTTGCAATAGACATTCCTCTTGCTTTTTTATCTTCAAAGGATTCCTCAAATCCTATCATGCCAACATAACAACCAACTAAATATTCATCTTCTTCAAAAGAAGGATGTCTTGTTTTCGAGCCATTTCTTAAGGCGCTTAATGCTTCTTCAAATTTCATATCATCCCCAAACTATTCCACTTCCTTCACACTTCTTACAAAATTCATTCACTGGATTACCTGCCAAAATTTCTTGCTCTACAAGAGTTAAGATGACTGTTCCATGACCATTACATTGATCACAAATAAATAACTTCTTGGCTACTTTAACTATCAAGTTGGAGTTGGTATCTTTATAAACCAACTCTTGAAGAGTTTTCTCTAATCTTCTAATGCTTTTATCAATAGTTAAATGAATCTCATTATGCGCTTCGTGAAGTGGATTTGAAGAATTCATATGTTCTTCTAATTTAATCAATCTCGGTTCGGCTTGTATGTTTTCCAGATCATCAATCCTTTCATCATGATCTGAATAATCAACATTTTCTTTAATGCTTTTACGAATATCACCACCGAGGAATTTTTCTATTTTATTTAGTCTTTTTTCCATTTCAAGATGAGAATCGTTGTAAGCTTGATCAACACATGCGATAGTGTCTTGGCGCATTAAATTTTCTTTTTCCAGTTTATCTATTTTTTCTCTTAAAATTCCATCAATTCTTATTAAGTAGTCTATCTTGTCAAACAACTTCTCAATACCATCACAACTATGTTCGTATTGTGTTTGAGTATTTTGTTCTAATTTGCCTATCCGCTCTTCTAATATTTGTTTTTCTTTAAGCAAATATTGATAGTCTTCCCATTTTACAATTGGTTCACTCACTTTTTGTTCCTCATTCGTACACAAAGAGCATGGCCACTTAACAGGAACACCATGCTGACATAGTTGTAATGTCTCTTTTTTATAACTACAAAAACAATAACAATTATGCGATCCATAAAACTTATGGCAATCGCATGAGCAGTAGTTAGGATAGTTTAGGCAATTTCTACCATTAGGATAGGCGCTGCACGTTCCACCTGGTTTCATGCAAGCGCCTGTACACATACATGATGACATTATTTCTTCTTTTTCCCGTAATCTTTGATTCGTTTTTCTGATACTTCGTGAATTTTCTTCTTCATTGGTTTTTCTTCTTTCATCATTTTCTTTTCAGCTTTCTTCATTTGCTTTTTCATTATCTGTGATCCTTATGTCTTGAGTTTGCAGATTTTCCTTTCTTTGGAATATGCGCACCAGATTTACGCGCCATATTCAATGATGCGGCTACAGCTTGGGCTTTGGGATGGCCTGAGTGGATCATCTCACCAATATTTTCCCCGATAATTTTTTTGCTTTTGCCCGGTTCCAATGGCATTTTACGCTCCTTTTTACCCATACTATAATTCGGTGCCCGTTGAGATTCCATCGTTAAACCAGATGGATTGCTGACACGCCCAACATAGCGGACATTGCTCATCGACTTTCCCCATACCTACTCAACGAAGGATTAGCCGGATAATCACGCTGTTTATAGCCTTTGTTTTCCTGTGGCATCTTATTACCTTTACCAAACTGCTTATTACCATCTGGCATACCACGTTCGGTATTAATCTCTTTCGGGCCATCTTCGTAAGCCACTTTGGATTGGTTAGAGTAATTGTCCATTAACGATGCTCCGAGTGGCGTGTATATCCCATACTTTCATCATAACCATAATCTTTCGGATTTTTACCTTTTTTCTTTAAAGATTCCATTCTATTCAAATCTAAAGTTGACCTAGAAATATCATCACCTTCATCATGAAATTTCTTTATGACTTTATTTCTTTCGTTTTCTTCAGATTCATAATTATCAGAAGCCATATCACTTCCCCTTCATCCCAGATTGATCATAACCATTAGCATTCCAACCTTTTCTACCCATTTCATAGCCATTACACATTGGCTCATCATGATATTCAGACAAGGCAGACTGCCCAATGGCATTACCTTTTGTCATTTCTTGAAAGCAACATTCATCGTAATCAGATCCGTTCTTTTTCATGATTATATCTCCCCAAAAATACATTTCTCTTTCGGCGCTGGTTTATTAAACTTCACCTCTTTCTGGACACAAGCACCATTATTAGCAACATCATAGATGCGATTTTCACCTTGTTGTTTGGCGTCTTGAATGTCTTTTGCAGGTACATTATCTGCTGGTATTGCCATGGCTATTCCCTTCCTTTGGCTTTGGTATTATAAATTTAACATACGATCCGCTATTCGTCATCACGTGGATATGCGGTTTAAACATATCCGGTGATATATGAAAAGAGCAATCAGGATTAACACATTCCTTATTTGCGTTTCTGTTTTGCATATTGTGAAATCCTGTCCTCAAGAGACGGTTGATTAATCGCTTTGTTCGGCAAATCACCTTTTGGTGGTGCGAGTGGTTTAGAATTGCTGACAGCCGCTTTACGCTCTTTCACCATGCGTTCATGCAAACGACCAACTTCTGCTGCCCTCACAAAAGGATCGTCAAGCCTTGCAATCCTATCTAATTCTTGTGGGTGTAATTTACTTGCCCCGTAAATAAAAGCCGCTGGATTATCAAGTGATCGGGTAGCAAGCAGCATGTCATTGGTAATAGGTTTACCCTCAACTACTTTATGAAAGTCTGAGTATTTTTGCATGCCAGTAGTAAATTTCGCTTCAAAATCCGCTTGTTTCCTCGCTTCATTCTCACGCCATTGTTGATCTGCTACCTTTGCTTGGCGCTTTTCAAGCGTACGTTCAACAAAGCCTTCCAATTGTGTTTCCCATGATTCCTCACTATTTGGATCAGGCTGAAAGTCTTTAGCCTCTTGCTTGATCTGCTGCTGTACATGCTGTGGTTGTTCTGAATATTTACCACGAGAAAACCGCTCACGCATCATACGGTTAACTTCTTCTTCCGTATAAACTTTTGGTTTTTCAACAGGATTACCATACTCATCAATGGGCGAACTTTTCGCTCCTTGATCGGGTTTTGATTCGAGGTCTTTAGCACCGTACTCATCCTGATCAGAATCAGCTTTAATCTCCTCTTTTGGAGAAATTATCTCCTGATCTTGCGGTTTTTCTGCAATTTCTTGGTTTAAATCACCAGATTCTTCTACTTTAGGTTCTTGATTGACAGGATCAGACGGGATGGCTTTATTCTCAGCCATTGCCTGTTCACGAGGTATTAAAATACTATCGACGTTATTTACTTCGGTCATGCATTACTTCCTTGTTGTTTTGGTTTATGTTTGGCTTGATGTGCGTGATCTTTATCTTGCATATGCTTTTCATGATAAATCTGTCCAGCATGAGTTAACATCTTGATCAGATTTTGAGAATGATTGATCTGCAAGTCTGCTCCAATTCGCTCACCTTCCGCTTTATAGCGTAAGATCGCCTGTTGTAATTCGGCAGCAGCTTCTTCTTTCTCTGCCTCCAGCTTTTCATAAGCTAATGACATATCTTGATGCGTTTCAATCGCTTTGCGTTGTAACTCAGCTTGTTTTACTTGCAATTCTTGAATCTTTTGTTGTGCTTCTTGTTGGTCTTTCTGCGCACGCATTTGCAATTCTTGCTTCTTCAATTCAACCATTGGGTCTTGTTGCGGTTGTTTTGGTGGTAATGGTTTGCCACTCTTACCCGCTTCAATAATCTCTGGTGGAACCATCGTGCGTAATCGATTACGCAATTCAAGATTATTATCAAGCGGCAGGTTCTCAACATATAAATCAGCAATCATTGGGAAGACTTGGCCAGATTTATCAGCGTTTAACACGAGTTGAAGTGAATTTAATGCCTCTGCCTTTTGTCCTTCATAACTTAATCCTGGCTTTAACCTGATCTTATAAATACCTTGTGTCATATCATTTTCAACATGCAAACCGTATTCATCAGCAGGTTTGTTGAGTGTCACTGATTGGTTTTCAGCCTGTGGCATGTTGATCACCATCTCACGCTCGGTGTCATAAAGCTTTGGAATCATCTCATTGATAATCTCACCACCAAATGCAATGGCGATGTCAATTGAGTTAAATGGCACACGCGTATTCTGTGTACCAGAACGCTTGCGACCGTCAATAGCTTCCCCTGATACCTCATTGCCAGTATCGCCCATCTGAGCGTTATACATACCAGTACCGCTTTGAATGTCTAGCAATGTACGCTCGTATTGCGCCATCAATGATTGAGATAATTCAGGCGGTCTTAACTGTTCAGGCTTAGCACCGGATGGCGTTTCATCATAATATAATGCACCATTCACAACGGATGGATCGCGCCACTGTTGTTGCGCATCGGGTGATGCCGCACATTTACGTGGCATAATAAATTGATCGTAACGGGATATCTTTGTGAGATATGCGGATTGCGTGAATAAGTAATTCAAGAAACGTTGTGCGTCTTTCACATCTTTAAAGAATGATCTTGTAATCTGCTGACCTGCTTTCGTGTAATAACTTTTCTGATCAACAAACACTACAGGCAGGTGTTCTTCTGTTGGAAAATCTTCCTCTTCCAACACAAAATCACCGGCTATTTGACGATGTATGATTTTATATTGCACCTCATCCCGTTTGTTTAAGACTGTCATGATTTGACCGTCTTTCATGACAGCTTTACCTTTTACACCATCTAACTTTATCTTTTCTAGCTTTGCAAACTCTTCATTCGTTATCACTGAATGATCTGATAATTCATAGATAGTGATGTTTTTAGCTTCACGCTCAAAATCATCTATCTGCGTGATTGAATCATCGTCAGCAAAGGCAAGCGTCGTATCTTCACTAACAGCAGAACTTCCAATTTGAGTTTCAATATCCTTACCATGTTTATCACGAAAAGCTTTACGGGAAATTCTTGTCTTAAACCCTGAAAACTGCCCGTCAGTCTTTGCTTTGTTCTTAGCGGCAATATCCCAATAACATCTATTGGGGTCTTCAACTGCTTCAAAATAAGGCTCTTTTAGAAATGATCGTTTATTACGATAACGAGTTAACGTTAAATAAGCACTATAGCCGCCTACAGTAGATTGCCAGAAAGCATTTTGATAAACCGTCTTTGCATCAGAACTAAGAGAGATATCTTTGACGAGTGCCGCACGAACTTCCGCTGTTTTAACAGGAACATTCTCATCAGGAACCACTTGCAGATTAGGGGTGTTTTGTATCTGATCACCGATTAAATGGTTCATCAGAACGCCAAGCTTATTCACCATCAAAGGTATTTTGTTATACCGTTCAAATAACTTAGACTCATCCTCACGCCACTGATCACCCATGATGAAATCAATCCACTCATAATAGAGTGTACGATTGATCGTCCAGTATTTTTCCCACTTATCAACACGATCCCTGATCTTCCCGCATAATTCTGGGTCTTTGCGTGGCATAGTATTAATCCATTAATACGTTTTAGTTAAACAATTTTACTCGTTAATCAGTCTCAAGGCGAGCATCCTTTATCCATCTATGATTACTGCCGCATTTCCTAGAACAATACATATTTTTCTTGTATTTATAGTGGGAAAATTCTTTTTTACACCACTTACATATACTTTTTTCTCTTTTTTCTTTATAAAATTGACGTTTAGTACACTTTAAAGAACAAAATCTTACATTCTCTCTATTATTAAAATAAGTTTCCCTCTTATTTCCACATACAATACACGTAATTTCTTCTTTTTTTCTATTTTTCCATCCTTCACAGGAATGTTTACTATGCCATTTTTTTCCTTCTTTTGATCGATGCCACAGCTTAGCAGCTTTTTGTGCCTTATCTAATCCAACTTTCACTTTCTTTATATATTCTGGATTTTTATATAATTCTTTAGCGTGATCACTTAAATGCTTTCTCATCTCGACAAGCTCAAGATTAGAGATATCATTATTTCTCCAATCATGATCCTTGTGATGTATTATATAACCTTTGGGTATATCGCCGTGATGATCAAACCAAATCATCCTATGAAGTAATCTATGCTTTACTGTTTTAACTCCACATTGATAATATCTTCCGCTAGATTGAATCCAGAACTTAAGGCCTTTATAAATTACAAATTCTCGCATTTAATTAACTACCATATAAATAGTCAATTATAAACCATCAGCATCATTAACGAAACATTGATCTTTCATAAGGAGCAAGGGTAGGTATCTCTATCTGATTATTGGTTGATCCATATACACCAGACATAAAACTGATCATTAATGCGTCAGCGCCATCTGGAGAAGCCATACCTCTTGCTTTAAGATCGTCCTTGCTTTCAATCTGCAACCTACCTGAACTATCATATTTAAACCCTAACGAACATAACTCTCCATGCAGCTCATCACTATCTGGTATTTGCACTGGCATTTCCTGATATAGCCAATCCCGCATATCAGACCATAACTCTGCCCGTAGGTTTTTAAACTTCTCTTTATCGTTCGCTGATCTGGCAACATTCACGCCTTCTACCATATCAAATCCCATTTCCTGCATACGATCAACAACACCAGCACCTATGCCAATGCAATCCACATACACTTTGGAAGGCTTTTCTTCCAATATGATGCGCTTTAACCGCCCGCATATCTCCATCGTATTGTGATTAGCAAGCTTTTCAAGATTATATGCCAATCTACCCTTGCGTCTTATGATTGCTGTTCTATCGTTATTACCAACCGCCACATCCACACCAATAATCAAAGCGCCTGAGCCTGCAATGTCTGCTTTTCTAGCCTTTGTCACAAACCTTGCATTAATAAACACATTCTGTATCGGGTTTAAAAACGCTTCAGTCGCAGAAAATGGGTATTCCTGCTTAAATTGTTCCAATCCCGCATCATAATCTTTGCTTAATGACGATATTTTATTACGTCGCCAAGCAAGATGATCATCTGTTAGCCCATCTTGTGAATATAGTTTAAATAAATACTCTTCTTCTTCATTGCGCTGAAAGCCTTGCGCGGTAGCTTTATATTCATCCTGCCAATACCAAGGCAAAAAGATCGCCTGATATTCAGAATCGCCACCCATTGCAGTGAGCCATCGTGAATGAAAGTAATTACCAATACCATTAGCCGTAGATTCAAGGATTATCTCGGTTCCTGGCTCATCTGATACGGCTTGCAGTATTCCCTTTGCATGGTCTTCGGCATATGACCAAAAACCAACCTCTGATCCGTGAAATAATTGAATAGTTTGAGAACGACCAACAGACTTATTACCAGCAGTACCCACAGAATAACCAGAATCAAACTCCCGAAAATAAAGCTCTTTAGCATTTTCTGTATCAGGCGCAGGCAAAAGCCCTGGTTCGATGTTTTCATTAAACCTCACAGCCATGGTAAATAAATTCTTGGTAGCTTCTTTGTCGTGCGTTAAGATAAACGCCTTTTTACCGCGAGTGGTGACAACTTTGTGAAAGAACCTTCCTTGTATGAGGGTGCTGCATCCTTGCTGCCGTCCCTTAAGTATTACTGCCCTCACTTTGCCTGTGGCTTTTCGTTGCATCTCTAAACGCTGGTTCAAATAGGTTTGTGCCCTATTAAACACGAAAGGCTCAGGCTTACCCGATTTAGTCCTTATCACTAAGAACTTCTGCGCAAACTTCTTAAAGTCTCGCAGTGTATCTAACTTTTCATCTGAAACCATTTAACCTGCTAATAAAAAATAGGTGCTTCATCTTGCTAGAAGTAAAGCACCTGACGCTATTATTTGCCTCTATTGGCATTATAGTTAAATTCGTTTTCACCAGGCATTTTCGGATCAAGCTGTTTGTTACGATGCTCGCCTTCCATGCGTGTTGCAGGATGAGGAGTGTTCGCCAAATCAGCCATGTTGTTATAGCCCATGCCTTTATTCATTTCCATGTTGTTACGTGCTTCCCAAGATTTTGGCATTGCAACGTAATGCTTATCTTTTACGTTCTCAACCGCACCTGCTTCGCCGTCAAAATCACTCATTTTAAACCTCCATGTATTCGTTTAATTAAGCTGCTGCTCGTATGATTTGATAATTGATGATTGCATCAGCGCCAGGATCAGCACTGAATGTCACAGTCAAAGTATCAGCCGTTACAGCTGCTTGTAAGACAGTCGTGTTGTTCGTGCCATTATCAACCATTTGGACAAATGCGAGATCGGTATTCAATGCGCCAGGCACGGCGATGACTTCAGCAGGAGCGCCACCAGCAGTCGTTGGTTGACCTGCAAACTTAATCACATGACTTGGGGTAATACCTGCTGCAAGTTTTGCTAAGGTAACATTTGCATTGAGGATTTTAGCGGTCGTAATGGCGTTATTTGCAATCGTAACAGCACCCGTATTTGCAATCGTTGCATCACCGGACATTGCAACATCTGTCGCAACGTTTCCAGCATTACCAACGAAGATATGACCGTTTGTAAGAGTTGTAGAAACAAGACCTGTTAAAATAACAAAGTCTTCTCTATCGGCTGATATTTCGAAAAACCCGTGACCATTAGAGCAAGAGATTAATGCTAAATCACTGTCTTGCCATTCGAAAGGGTCTGCATCAGATGCGTGATTAAGTGCTGCGATATTATCAGCTTGTGCTAATAAATAACCTGCTGTTCCAACTTCTGCGAGCGTATTTTCTGCTACGATGCGAACGATATTAGATTCATCGTTCTGATCCCTGCGTATAAATGTAATTCCGGCCATTGCTAATTCCTTTTAGCTAAAAGTTTGAATGTCTACATTATCGTTTAGTGTTTAAACAAAATCAATCCACATTATTGCTAAAGTAAACAAAGGTCTTAGTAATCACAGGTATAGATTTACTACATTTCTTACAAACATTCTTAGATGAAACAG